GAGCGCACGAGTGTATCTTGCTGACAATTTGTCATAAAGATTATCCTCGATAGCTTCTTCAGTAATGCTGAATGCCAATGCAATCGTTTCATGGGTATATCTAGACGTAAAGGCTTCTTGTGCTTGATCGAATGCCACTCCGGCTCCTTCTGATTTAACAGGTGCTGTATCGAAACCAGTGAGCATAACCTCTTCTTCAAAAGCCCGGTCACTAGACTCAGTATCATAAATTGCTTCATGTTCTTGGTCATAGCGACTGTACTCTAGTCCAAAGAGAGCATTTAAGCCAGGTAGCAATTCTTTTACGAGTTGCGCTCTACTTATAGCCATTATTTACTCCTTATGTTCCAGCTACAGGACCTCTATAAGCGTGCTCATTGATTATTACAACCAAATTTGCATTATTCGCTGTGAGATCCCCGTTAGTATCATCTTGAACCGCACCCATAATCTTAAGCTGTAAAGCTTGGGTGGTGTTTATTGTGCTTGAATCAAGCTCTCGAGTGCTTACGCCCGTTGTTGTACTACCGCCAATACCGTCTGTGTCTGCATTTCTGCCTACACAAGTTACTGCTGAGGCACCATCTGCTTGTATTACAAACATTTGGTTAGGGTCGTCATAGATATATGCTTCTATGGCGCCACTTCCGAGTGCAGTCGTATCCGCTGGGTAATAATTCTTAAAGGTCGGAGTGCCGTCAGATGCAACATAGTAGCAATGTGAAAATACGCCAACAATGTTAGCAGAACTAGCTGCTGCCCTGTTGATATAACCACCTGCGAATATGCACAAGTCACCTTGAAAGATGCTTGTATCATATCCAGCGGGTGCAATATTGTATTTGTTTGCTTCTTGTACAGCCGAACCAACATTAAGACCTTTGTACGGACGAAGCCCGAAGGCTTTATCTACGTTAGCCATTTATTTAGTCTCCTAAATAACGATGAATTATTAATATTACCGATAAAAGATTAGTTGTCGTCAACTGCTCTCTTACCGCCCAAAGTTACACGAGTTTGTCGATTTGGTTTTGAAACCGACATGGAGGGATGCGAGCCGTCTCTAAAGTAGTCGTTATCAACAGCGTCCATTTGTCCTTCAGTTCTTGAATCGAAATGGTGTTGCCGTTCTTTTACGGTTTCTTCAGGTATACGAGCTAATATCAGCCCTCCTACCCCAATACATCCTGCGTGTTTGCCGTCTTCAATGGTGGGAGCTTCAAAGTCCGGATATTCGTCTGCTCTCACAGGTTCGTATCCTTCACGGAGTCTTGCTGACATGTTTTTTGTGTCAGATTGTCCGCGGACCTCTGTTCTTACCCATCTATGTCGATAACCTTCAGGGGCTGGGGGTGCATCCAGTGCGGATGGTGGAGACCAAGGTCTACGCCGAGATTTTTTTTCTCGGGTATCGGTCTCGCGTGAAGCTCGAGTTGTTTCTTTTACGTCTGTTGTGGTTTTATCCATTTTTTACTCCTTCACGTATTTTGCGTACTCTTCTAGTGGCACACCTAATTTTTTGGCGATTGCAACCTGTGATGGTGTGAGTCTCACAGTGGTCTTACCGCGCCCTTTTTTCGCGCTGCGTGTTGCAGATGCGACCGTTTGAGCGGGACGGTTGTCTTGTAGATTAGAGCCTCCATTAAACTTATGTGGAAACTCATCTCTCATTCGTTTATCTATCTCATCATAGTACTGATCTTCGCTTGCGTCAAACCCTTCTTCTTCAGTGAGCTGTCGATGAATTACAAAACTGGTCATGGTCATAGCCGTATCACTACCAAACCAGTTATTTTTTTCTGCCCATGCTTCCGCTTTTGGATCAGGTGGCGTAGGGGCTGTAGGAACAGAGGCCGTATTTACAGGGGCCTTAATTAGCCCTTTTCTAGCGGCTTCGGATATAGCTCGGCTCTGTTTTCTTTGTGTGTTCATAGTCTTAAGGTTTTGGGCCTCAACTGCTAATCGTGCTAGTTTTTGTTGTGCCTCAACTTGGTTTTCAACATCGTCCATTTCAGTTGCTGCTTTAAGCGCTGCTTTTGCGGCTTCTGTTTCTGTGGTGATCCTGTTGGCAAACTCCACAATATAATTTCCATCCAGCGCAGAATTTCTTGTTCTTAGTTTCGTGTTCTCTGTTTTTACGTTTTGCGCATACTCTGTAGCGGCTTTCTCTCTTCGTTCAGCCTCTCTTAGTTTCCCGGTTAGTTTGTTAATCCGGGTTTTAACGCTTTTACTGTAGCTTTCAAGCTCATCGGATTTTTCTTGCTCTACCTCTATGACCTTTACTTGCGGTATTTGTTCTTCCTTAGCCGTTTCTTGTTCGACTTCGGTTATTATGGCTCCTTCTTGTGGTAGTTCGACGTCGACGGCAGGGCCGGAAACATCCAGGTCCACCATTTTTTCTTCATCTGTTTGTGTTAGTTCTTGTGCTGGCATGATTTAATCCTCATGTTAATAATTATGCAGAATTGCTTCTGGGTCGGTTACTTTCGCAATGATTTCGTCATCGTTCAATATTTTGACTTCTCCGCCTTCTATTTCAAAGCGAGAGCCAGCATATCGTCCGAACAAAACCCAATCCCCGGCTTCACACCAAGGACCTGTTGGAAATTTATTTTCATCTTGATAAGCGAGTTCACCTGTTTTTAACACATAACCAAGGACCGTGGCTATTTGTTGCCGTTCTACGGTTTTCTCTGTTAGATATATGCCTCCCTCTGTGCGGGCTTGACCGCGGTAAGGAAGAATAAGGATACGCCAACCGGTTGGTTCAGGAAGCTGGTTTAATAAATCAGAAGATAGTTTTTCCGGATTTAGTTTTTCTTCATCCGTTTTCTTGTTGCCAACTTTTTCATAGGCTTTTTGTAAAGGGGCCTTATTGGCCTCTTCCTGCGCCCATTTCTGTTCAAGGGCGGAATTTGCGTCACTCACAGGTTTAGTCTCCTTGTTTATCTAGTAACGTGTTTATCTCGGTCTTCACATAAGCCAAGGCTTCTGTTTGTCCGGTCAAGTGTCGATAATGCTCCCAGTTCTTAACTTCACCGTTAAGCATCATCATTTTTACTCGTTCTTGTTTCTCTTCAACTATTTTTAATAGTTTATAAGCAAAATCTATGGTGTCAATAATTTTATCTCCTGTCTAACCTAACAGCGGACCATAAGATTCCTCTGGTTCTGGAACAGGCTCAAAGTATCTTGGGTCTATTCCGGAAGGGTATAAGTCCACCCCTGGCGTTGTGGGTATATCAAAATTGTATTGTGTAGGGTCTCCAAGGTTTAGTGTTCCTAACCCTGTTGGCGTTTCTGCGCCCGTTGTTGCTCCACCACTATAAGGAGTGGTTCCGGCAAACTGTCCGTACATTAGTTGATAAGGGTCTACATCTCCATAAGGGTTTGTTGGAAAATCCCCAGGAGTGTAGGGTTGTGTAAAATTCATGCCTGTGTCTACAGGGTCTGTCTCTGTTTCACCGCCACCGCCAGCCCCTTGCATGGCTCCGGCTATTGCAGAGCTAATTGATCCACCTTCACCTAAAGCAGCGTCCAATGCCGCTTGTACTGAAGAGTCAACGCCTTCTTGTCCTAGATATCCTGACTCTGACATCAAAGCATTAATTTGATCCGCTGTCATATAACCTGAATCCAATAGCGCTTGAATATCTTCCTGAGACATTCCCTCTATGCCCGTCTCTCCTGTTTGAGAGGCGGCGATTGCAGCATCTATTAACTGCTGAATAGTGGCTTCATCTAAGGCTCCGCCTGTGGCTTCAGCGATCATTTGCTGGATTTGTTCTGGTGTCAGTCCATTAGCCAGACCCTCAGTAATCATCTGTTGTATTTCAGCTTCGGTTAGTCCGCCCAAAGATTCAAGAGACGCTTGTGCCTCAGCTATCAGAGTTTGTATTTCTTCTGGGGTTAGGTTTCCGCCTGTAGCGTCGGCAATCATAGTCTGTATGTCTTCCGGGGTCATTCCATTAGCCAGAGCATCAGTAATCATGGTCTGTATCTGTTCTTGGGTCAGTCCGCCCAAAGATTCAAGAGACGCTTGTGCCTCCGTGATCATATCCTGAACAGTAGCTGAGTCTATGACTCCGCCTGTGGCTTCGGCAATCATAGCCTGTATGTCTTCCGGACTCATTCCATTAGCCAGACCCTCAGTAATCATCTGTTGTATTTGAGATTCGGTTAGTCCACCTAGAGCCTCAAGAGACGCCTGTGAGTCTGCGATCATCCGTTGTATTTCGGCCGGGTCCATAGGACCGCCATATTCCTCAATCATTTTTAGTACGGCTTCCGCGCTCATGCCGTTAGCAAGTCCGTCATCAATCATCTGTTGAACCACGTCTGCCGTCATATACTGACTCAGGTCCGTGTTAGGCATGAAATCCTTTCCCCATACTTCCATGGCGTCGCGTAGTTGATCATCTATACTAAAACCCTGCATGGCTGCTGCTATAGCTGCGTCCATATCTCCTGTTTGAGCGTAGCCGCTTAAATCGGGCCCCTCTTGTCCGGCAAACGCTGCGTCGATCATCTCTTGGATGTCTCCTGTTTGAGCATAGCCGCTTAAATCGGGTCCCGCTTGTCCGGCAAGCGCTGCTTCAATAGCTTTCTCTATGTCTCCCTGTTCAGCATAGCCGCTTAAATCGGGTCCTGTTTGTCCGGCAAGCGCCGCTTCAATGGCTGACTTTATGTCTCCCTGTTGAGCATAGCCGCTTAAATCGGGTCCCGTTTGTCCGGCAAGCGCCGCTTCAATTGCGGTGTCTATGTCTCCCTGTTGAGCGTAGCCACTTAAATCGGGTCCGGCTTGTTCGTCGAGCATTTTTTTGACTAAGGCTTGAATTTCTTCTGGACCCATTCCTTGAGAAAGAGCCTCATCTATCATAGCTTGAATTTCATCAGCCGAAGGACCTCCTTGTGGGTCCCCAATTTTAGGGTCCCTATCCTCTTTAGGCGGATCATATAAAGGATCATCAAAAGGGTCTTTGTAAGAAATCGGCATTATTTTCCTTTGTTTTTAGGTTGGTTCATTTTTTCACGGGAGATAGAGGCTCTGAGCGCTGCAATGTCTTCCTGACTTCGCATCTTCTCTTCGTCGGTTTCTTCCCGTACTTCCATCTTTTCTCGCTCAAGAGCTAATTTGTCTTCAGCGATACGTTTATCG